GCCTTATCCTGGCGAATTGCCAGCGGCGTGTTGAACAGCCGCTGTCCCAAGTGCGCAAAACGCATTTATTTTTCCTCCGGTACTTGGGCAGCCTCTTTCGAATCCACCCCTTGAAGCACAGCGGGAATGGGCAGCCCCAATCTTTCGTAGCGCTCCATTTCGATAGCGCGACGGTCGGCGACGTCGCGCCAGTCTGTGCCAGAAATCTCGGCGCATTCATCCTCAAGCGACGACATGCCGCCGTCGATGCCGAGCAGCGCACCTTGACGTTCCTTCACGATGTCGACCAGCCCCCGGCCGGGTCCCATCCACTTGGCTCGCGCATACGCCGCGCGCGCCTCTATGAACTCCGGCGCGTTCTTCGGCATCGGATAGTCATCCAATTCCATGGATTCTTCCAACCATGCGCAATAGATCGGGTGGGCCTGCCCGGAGGCGAAGCCGATCCGTCGTCGGGAGAAGGTTTTCCACGCCTCCAGCATGGCGGACCGATAGGCGCTGTAGTTCACCTCGGCCCAGTTCTGGCTGATTTGTTGCGCAGCCAAGCCGGTGCCGGCCGAAAAATGCCGCAACATCGCGCTTTCGAACGACGCGAAATTGCTGCTCGGCCTACTTGATGCGACCGTGCCGATGGTCTCGCCTGGGTACAGGTGCGTCATGCCGACATCGCCCATGCGCGTTCGGCGCTCTTGGTGAAACTGCGACCGTTCGTGTTGATACGCGCTCACCTTTTCCGAGCCGGACAGCGCCTCTTCGACCAAGTCGGGATCGAACGGACTTTGGATGTATGCGGCAAAGAACGCATTGATGATGGCCGCGTCGAGCTCGGTGCTGTCGTACTTGATCAACATCTTGAATCGCTGTATCACCGGCGTCAGAAAACCCACGCCGCGATGCTGCGAGGCCCGATCATGATCGAAGCTATGCACCACCACCGGACGCCCCCAATCCGTCTCTCTAGGAATGCGATCCCATCGCACGCTGTCGCCTGCGCTGAACCAATCCCCCTGATGCGCGCGGCGGATGTGATACCAGGTCGGCACGCCATAGCCATCAACCTCCACACCTCCCCGCATAACCTGTTGGTCGAAGTTCTGCTGCGGATTGGAGAGACGGTCCGGATCCATGATCTGCACAGCGGTTGCGTAGCGGGCGCGCCCGATCCCGATACGCTCCGGCAGCCAATGCAACATCGAGAGCGAATCCCCGTCGATGAGGTGGTGCCGAAACCCCAGCTGCATCATCTGGGGAAACGACAGCATCCGTTCCGAATCGCAGTAGAAGGCCGGGTCGTTCGCCCACGACCTCCAGTTCGCTTCCACGGCCTGACCAAACTCGTCGGCCCAGCGATGGTCGAACGCCTTGATACCAGTCACCGTCCGCAGCCAGCGATAGTCGGGCTTCGAAATTGGTCGGAAGTCCGGCCCGATGACGTTGTCGACGGTCCGCATCACCGCAGCCGTTGCCCAGCCGTCATTGCGGATCAGGTCACGCGATCTCGCCGCCAGGCGGTCGCGGTACATATTGACCTCGCCGTCCGGCGACCCAAGGTATGGATGCCAGTCGCGAACGTGACCACCGTTCTGATCGGCAGCGTCATAGGGCGCGTTGCTACCTGGCGCCAACATGGCCCCACGGCGGCGGACGGTGGGCAAAGGCTTACCGTGCCTGTCGAGGATAGAAATTGAGTTTTCCATCAGCGCATCACGAAGTTGATCTGCCGGCGCCCCCGAGGGGCAATCCCGAGCAGCTGCTGCAGGAGAGCGATTTCGCCCTGGAGCCGGCTCAAGTCCGCCGCCCTATAGGTGACAGACTTCGACCCGTCCGACTGCGCGTAGCTGGCCGCGGCCACCTGCTTTCCCGTCAGAAGTTCAAAATAGGCAGCTTGCAGGGCGGCTAGCCGCGCCTGCATGTCCGCCCGGCTCATTCCGTCATAGACGCTCATTGCGTACCTCGTTATGCAAGTTTGCTCACCCGCGAGCGCGCTGGAACCGCTGCCTTGACTCGCACCGTTGGACCACCCTGGACGACGCCAGCCGATGGAGTCGGCGCGACGGAGACCTCGCCCTCAGGCAAAGGAGGCGCTCCATGCAGGACCTCGGCCAGTTCCTCGACAGTTCGATTCAGCTTGAGACCGAAGTGGATCAGCGCGCATAGCGCGGCATAGGCGTAGACCCGGCAATCCAGCGCCTCATTGGCGCGTCCCGATGGCAGCTCCCACACCCGGAACTTGTGCCCGCTCGCTTCCTTGACCACGATTCGCTCAGACGTGAGCTGCGCGTAGTAATTGAGGTCGCGGTCCGCTGGGAAGTGCATAAATCCAGGCCCCGGCGCGTCCTTGTTCAACCGGTTCCGAATCGTGTCCTTTGCCGTGTTGACGCCGATGATGGTCGGGCGATACGTGGCCTTGTTTCGTCGGCTGGGCACCTTCGTGGGCCAAACCGGCGAGCGCTGCCCGTTCCGTGCAGATTCTCCCTTGATGGCATAAATCCGTCTCCCCAATCGGGCCTTGGCGAACTCATACACGCGCTGCGTGTTGTGGCCACCGGAGTCGATACATGCTGCAGAAACGTTGTATGGCCGGCCATCGTGGCGATACCACGTCTTCAGCAGGTACGCGTCGACGCGCGCCCACAATTCGGGCGTCTCCGGATCGCCTTCGAATATCTGATAGTCGATAGACCAGCTTTCTTCGTCCCGACCCCAGCCAACCGTCTCGCACTCAACGCGGTCCGGCTGGACGTCCAGGCCGGCGGTCACAATCCCAACCCCGAAGGGCACCTGCGCGGCCCAAAGCTCGCCGCGAGCGGCCAGCGTTTCCAGATCGAGATCCTTGCCGCTGTGCGCACGGTAGGGCAGCCCCATCTGCGTGTTCCACCATGCCTGCTTCAGATCCTCGTCGTCCTTGGCTGCAAGCCACTTCGCCGCGATGTCCGCCGGTTTATCCTTGGTCCATGGGGAATACAGCTTGCTGGCCTGGAAACCGGCATGCTGGTTATCAACGCCCCAGCTTCCGCACTCCGGACACTTCGCCCGGTACACGGCATGGCGATCGCTGGCCCACCAATCCCACACAGCATCAACCGCGGCGATGCCACCACTGCCAGGATCCGCGGCTTCAGCATCGCGCCAGGCTCGGTCGTACATTTCGAGCGGGACATGACGGTGACCGCAGCAGCTGAATGGCCGCGTCTGGTGCCACCGCACAGTTTGAAGCGCCCGCAGTCGATCGCCCTCCGACCAGCCCAAGCCGCAGGCCTCGCAGAAGATCCGAGCGGTCTTGGGAAAATGCTCCTGCACGACGCCCTTATCATCCTTGCGCTTCTTCCAGTCGACATGACGAAAGAAATCCAGAAACTGACGATGGCCACACCCAGGGCAACACACCGAGGCGCGCCGCTGGTCCGATGACAAGTAGCTTTTCTCGATGCGGCTTTCGTCCTGTACGGTCGGCGAGCAAGCACGCACCGACAGCCAGTTGGCGCCGAAACTCGCGGTGCGTTCCTCGGCAAGCGAAATCGGATCACCCTCGCGGGTGACCGGGTACTTGTCCACTTCGTCAGCGAGAATTACCCGTACCGGCCGACGCGCCAGGTTGTCAGGGCTACCGGCGCCTGCCAAAGCCAAGAAGCCACCGGGGAACGACTTAAACAGCAGCGTTTCGTCGGCGGTTCTCGTCTTGCTGGATCCCACCAGTTCGCGCAGCACCGGCGTCACACGCACCATGGGGTTGATACGCTCCTTGCTGAATTGCTCTGCGGCGTCTTCCTTGGGCTGCAGCAGCAGCATCGGGCAAGGGTCCAGGTGTGCGAAGTACCCGAAAATGTTCTCCAGTAACGCGGTCTTCAGCATCTGCGTGCTGACCATGGCCGTGATCACATGCACGCCAGGTTCCGTCGGCGCGAGCATGGGGCCACGCGCGACCTCTACAGTGCTGGTCGACCAGTTCCCCGAGGTACTGCCGGCCTCTTTCGCCAGCTTCCGAAAGCGATCCGCCCAGTCCGGTACGCTGATACGCGGTGGTGGCGTCCAGCCCTGGCGCGCAGCCCGCAACAGTGCGTCCCGCTTATCTCGGGCTGAAGTCGGCGGCGGGTTCGCCAAGTTCTGAGATTTGTTTGTGGACATGCGCAGTCAAAGCCTCGGTGACCCGGTCGGCCTCTTCCAGCCCAAGCTCGGCGGCCAGCAGCGGCCCAATCTTCGCGGGCCAGTTCAGCCACGCATCGCGCTGCCCCCGAGAGGCTTCGAAAAGTACGGCCTGAGCCACGGCAAGCTCCACCAGCACCCCGGATTTCTGTTCGTATTCAAGCTGCCGCAATAGCGCCAGCCAGTTTTCCTTTCGACGCAAGGCCTCGGCGTAGTCGACGCCGTCGCCCTCGTTCAATATCCGGGCGGCCTCGGCCTCCAGCGAATCGCCATCTCCAGCCGCCCCATCTGCGGCGCCCTGGGGATCGATCGACTGGCGACTCGCCGGTGACTTCGCGGCCTTTGCCGCAGGCTTCGAAGCCGTCGCATTAGCCTGACGCCATGGCGAGCCGATAAGAGCCGGGTCGAGGGTTCCATCCTTCTTCGCCTTCAGCCGCCCTTGCGTGATCGCGCGCCGCACCAGCGTGTCCGAGCAGCCTTCCCGACGAGCGAACTCCCGGATCGACAGACCCTTTTCCGCTATTGCCACGGTGCGAACACCTCCTAATGTCATGTTCGCACCTCAATTCCAGGCGTGATTGCAGCGGCGCAAAACCTGTCTCTT